GTACTACAGTAGCATTATCAAAATTTGATGCACTACCTGACCCAGTTGGTAAAGCAGCTTCGGCACCTTTAATTAACAGTTTCATCGGGTTCTTCTTCCTCTTGTGGTTCTACTTCAGTTTCTAACTCATTTGTCACTTCAGTTTCATCTTGAATTTCTGGAACTTCGTCGCCAAAAAGTTCTGCACCTACAAATGGTCTTGCAGCATCTATCTTTTCTGCACTCTTTGTGTATAAAATTTCTTTAATTTTATCGCTGATTGCAGATGAAGATGCATCATCAACCATCATATCCATTAAATCATCCATGTTAAGAAAGTATAATATTGTCTAATATTTATTTATATCTCTCCACCTTCAGGTGCTTCAGTTGCAGAACCTTGACTTTCAAGGTCTGGTTCTGTAATTGGTTGCCCTAAGTCCATATTAGGATCCATTGGAGCACCTGTATTTGGGTCAACCATTGCATTTGGATCCATTAATGAACCGTCTTTAATTTCTTTTTTAATCTCTTTATCAATCTCTTTAATATCATCTTCAGTTTGCTTAAGAACTTTAGTACGAACGTAATGATTAGAAAAATACTTACCCATATATGGTTCCATTGATGCGACTACGCCAAGTTGCTCATTTAGTAATTCATTTTTCTTAAGATCAGAGAAGTGATTATCATACAAGAAATCATATTGAATATGATCTTCTAATTCACTCCAATCCTCTGGTGTGATAATATTTTTAAGAATTAGTTGAGTCTTCAGCATATCATTGAAAACTTGAGAGAATCTTTTTCTTAATCTTCCTACAAATTTAGTGAACTTAAGTTCATCTCTTAATATCTCAGATGAACGACCTAAGTTAAATCCACCTTGACTATCTAATCGACTTGATGGAACATTTAATGCTTTGTATAATTTTGCTTGGAAGTATTCTATATCAGTTAATTCACCAAGATTTTGTCCACCAGGTAAAGTTGTGATTTCGGTTCCCCGACCACCTTCTCTTCTTGGCAACCAGAAATCTTCAAGCATTGCCATATATTTACGGTCATCACGAATCTCTCCAGTGTCAGCATTATAAACTAACTTGTTACGATAACGATTCATAACATCACGAAGATATTGCTCAGCCTTAATCTTTGGAAGATTACCTACATCAATATAAAATATTCTTCTTTCTGGAGCACGAGATAATCTATAAATTACAAGACTATCCTCAACCATTCTTAACTGGTTAAGTGCTTTGATTGCTTTATGTAAGTATGATAATACTGTTTGCTTATTACGATCTACAAGTCCTGATGTGCAATATGTAATTGCATCTTTTGCAATTTTAACTGCACCTTTTGCACTTTTGCTTGGATAAATTCCACTACCTTTTGATCCACCGTCTGGATTATAAACATAATATTCGTTTATTTTTGGAGCACCTGCGTTCTTTGGATCATTTCCATTTTTTGAAACATCAAATGGGGATAACCTATTTGATCCTGTTTTGTCTGTTTCACGAACTAATTTTATTTTAAGTGGATCAATATAACGAATATCTTTAATACCATCTGATGGGTTATCTAAATCAATAACTTTATGATAAAAAACTCGACCATCAATATACCAAGTACGAAAAATCTCATGACACTTCTTATCAAAGTTCATGAGAGATTTGATATATTTGAATTCTTCTCGAATAGACTCTTTTAATCTATCCGATGCATTTAGGTTTGATAATTCAATTTCAACTGGTGAATCATCTAAGTCAGAAACGATTGCTTCGTTTACAACATCTTCAATCGCACTATCACATTCTGGGTGCAAGCACATTTCACGGTATCTACGAACTAAATCTTGTTCACTCTTATAAACACCCTCAATGTCAACATATTGGCCATAAAATCCACTAGAGACATAAAAGTCTGATTTGTCTTCATCGCTTGGAGGGACGGGAGAAACTACCCCCTTTGATTGCTTATCCTCACCATCGGGGATTTTAAATCCAAAAAGTTTTGCCATTGTATAAACGTTTTGCTACTATTATAGCACTATTTATGATCCTGTGCCAATTTGTGTTCTGGATTCTGAATCTTGAACATCAACCCATTGTACTTGTAGTTCTACAGTAAATTCTTCAATTGTGTCAGAACTATCATAAGATAGAGGAATATCTGAAATATTTGTTGGGAAAGTTCCGTGAAACTTGTACATTTTGAGAACAGGTAATTGTGCTTGACTATCAGGAGTGGGCCCACTTACGTTTGATCTACCTAACTGTCTTACAAATAAATCTTTTTGATACGCTGTTGGATCAACAAGACCTGAATTGTCTTCATGTTTGTTAATTAAATTCATCCATCTCTCAAATGCTGTTCTAATTTTAAAATCAACATCATTGATAATAGTAATTGTCCAAGGATCGAATGTACGATCTCCTGCAATTTTTAAATTTCTTCCTCTGAAAGGAACGAGTATTGGTGCAATATTTGAAGCAGGTAACTGTGCTGCTTTGACTAGAAATCTACTTTTATCTGCGATCTCATCTTTTGATGAGTCGATAGGAATTGCATCATCAGGGAAGAACAATTCACATTCAAATAAATTAGGACGAGCACCACCCCCGACCATCTTACCCTTGAACGCATCAAGGGTTCTATCTCTAGTGCTTGGAATGTTTAGGTTAGCCATTTAATTTTTTTCCTCGATTGAGTTAAACGTTTCCAACTACTTCTTCAAAACTTACTCCTGTGCGTGTTGCAACAAATGTAAGTCCGATAAAGTTAATCGACCTTGCGGGTTTTACGAAAATATCAGCTCTAAATTGATTTGAATCAATTATGTCTGGTGTGTTATTTGTTTCATCACAAATAACAACAAATTCAGTGATACCTCTCTTCGCTTTGACATCACGAAGGAAAGGATCAACTATATTTAAGAAGTTTGTTCTTGTAATTACATCATTAAATTCAAACAACTGATCTCTTGCTGCTCTTTCGATTGTATCCTCTAATGTGAGGAACAAACGACGAACATTAATACGATCAAATGCTGATGCAACACCAAGTCCAGTTCTATCACCAAAGAGAATAATTCCTGCACCTGGAGATGCAATCACTGGATTGATTCTCTTCGGATAGATAATGTCTCTTTGTGCTTGTGATGGATTATATGCAAGTTTAACTGCTCCGTTAATTGCTCCTCTAGATGCACCAGCTGGTGAGAACCAAGAGAATGAATTGATTGATGTTCTTGCCATTAATCCAGCAACATCTCCATTTAATGGGATATATCTAAATTCATTATTAAATCTATCAAATGTGTATTTGTAACCTGAATCAAATACTGCGTAAGATGATGACTGAAGTGCAGCATAGTAATCAACTATATTATCTGTCTGTGTATCTGAATTTGATACGTTTACAACTCCTGCACGATGTGGTGATATACATGCTATGCAATCTTTTCTTAGATCTGCAATTGCAATCAATGCTGACGCTTTTGCTTGTGACTCAAAGATAGTAGCACCACCACTAGGCCCTTGTAAAATAAAGTTAATCGTATATTCTGCTGGATTCTTAAGAACATTGTATGAATTAATAACATCACCTTTTCCTACCAAGAAACCACTTGTTCCTGAGTAGTCCTTTCCTCCAACTAGATCGTATGATCTATTACCCTCAACATTGTATGTTACTCCAGCAGCATTTGTCCCCCAGTTTCCTGTAGTTGCTGTGAAATCTTTAATGTCTGTATCACCAGAACCAGAGTTGATTGCTGTTAAACCACCTGATACTCCACTTGGTGCACCACCTGCGTAGATATATTCTGATCTATTTGCAAGATAGTTTTTGTAATAAACTTCTTCTGCTGGTTGTCTCTTACCATCCTTTGCCTTTGATAGATATAGATGTTTTTCAAGAACATTACCTGCTATTCCTGACGCACTTCCATCTTCATCAACAACTACAACGTGCATTTCATCATTAGCAGCACTTCTTTGCTCTGCGTATTCAGAAGTACCTGGTTTTTCAGCAATTGTATTCCAACTAATATCAGCACCCTTAGTTAATCCTAATTTTTGAGAATTATACCAATCAGCGACTGTGGTTGTTGTTTCGTTAGAAACTGCATCTCCATTTGCTTGGATAAAGAATGTTGTATTTGTATTAGTTGTAGTAGATACTCCAGTTGTTCGAGTAAATGTGAATACTACGCTTCCAGATGTGTCTATACCAGTTATTGCTTTATCCACTGTCACTGTGCTTACACCAATACCAATAACAGTTGTGCCTGCAGCAACTACAGATGCTCCACCAGTTGATGTTACAACATCACCGAGTGCTATGTCTTGATCTATGGCAGCAGAGGCAGAAGTTGTAGTGATTCCTGTGATTGTAATATCAAAAGCAGTATCAACAATACCTGATGTTGTTCCAATTCCTGTTGATACGTTTGTAGTTTCTGTTTCTGATGTCGATGTTAAGAACTTAAGTTCATCATAATTTGTTGCTGAAACAATACCACCAGCAGTTACTCTATCTACAACCTTAACTGTAACTGCGTCAGTTCCGATTCCTGCACCAGCAGCAGTTCCAACTCCAGTTATAATTCCTCTCACAAAACCTGAACCATAAGTTGTTTCTGTACCTGGCCCAACACGAGTTCTTCCAGTTATTACCTGTGTTACACCCATTCCAACTGTAATACCAGCAGTTCCTACACCACTAATTACTTGGTCTGCAAAGTTGTCAATTGTGAATACTTTTAATCCATTACCCCAAGTACCAGGATTCTTTGCTGCATAAAACCAATCAGAAGCAAGTGTGTAATTTGCTGTGTAATCATCATATGATTTGATTTTTACAGTTGTTGATGCAATACTAACACCAGCATTTGCATTGTTTAAATTTGTGCTATCGGATCTTAAGACTCTTAAAACACCACCATATGAAAGGTATGATGATGCAGTCATCCAATATTCAAATTGTCCGTCTGTTTCTAATGGTTTTCCGTAAGTTGCTATAAGATCTTGCTCGTTCTCTATCAATATCGGTACATCTATGGGGCCTTTTTCAAATGGGCCAGCAATCGCTCCGACCAGTTCTTGTGCTCCAGATATATTACCGATAGTCAAGTCAACTTCTCTTACCTTGACTCCAGGAGATACTAAGTTAAGCGACATGTCTTTCCCTCTTTATAAAAGATTCAATTTTACTAAAAGTATTTATTATTTGCTACTTTTACATTGGGGAAACAATGCATGAACATTACCAATCTGGATATGTCCATTCAGTGAATACCTTATTTTTCTTTCTATTTTTAACAATTCTTTTGACTGTACATATCTTACATTCATAAGAATATCCAGACGGGAAATTTCTTTTATTTTTACGAATCAAATAAAACTCATTAACTAAGTCTTTGGTTTCTCCACATACTCTACACTTTCTTTCTTCAAAGAGTAAATGTTCTAAACTAAAACCAAACTCTTCAGTATTTTCCATTAGAGTATAAAGATTGATTGTGTTCCGTCTTTGTTATCTATGATAGTTATTTTTTTATTTGGAAATGATTTTGATAATAATCTTTTCAATTTAACATGCTTAAATGGATTTTTCATCACCGATACTCCCACATATAAGAACGATCCCCATATTCATCAGTATGCCATAAATCTCCATCACTGTCAACAAATGAAGTTTCATCTAATCCATCCGATACAAACCCAAATGGTGCCATGTCTTGTTCTATTTGATTCTTCTGCTCTTCATATAATCTTTTTCTTACATCTTGATCAGTAAGTTCTTTAAAATAATCTTGTGCCACTAACCAAGCATATATTACAAGACACATTGCTAAATCATCATTACACCCTTCTTCAGCTTCAAATGAGTTACTCTTTGATATAAAAGTAGTAAGTTCAGATATTATATTATAATCCTTGAATATTAACTTATCCTCTTCGATCATAGTTTTGAGATTCAATGCACCAACCTTTTTAACTGTCTTTGACATCTTAACTCCAAGTTGAGTTTTCTTTCCACTAAATCCCTGTCCCACAATTTGACCAGCACGACCTCTCATTGAACACATCAAAAGATTTTCATACTCCATATCAAAGTTTAGTATTGAAGCAATTTGATCTCCAATATCATTTACTTCACAAAGTATGAATGACTTATTGTAATTCATTGCGACTTCATATATGATATTTGGAAACAACATTGGTTTAATTTCGTTGTTTCTGTATTTTGCTACAACTTTATGGGGAAACTCAGTAATGTCTGTTAAAACAAATG